CTATCGGATTACCTGATAGAATTAAACATTTCAAAGAATATTATAGCTTGTTGAAATAACAATTTCGGAGTATTTATTTGATATGGAAAAAAACTCCGAAATAATTAAAAGTTTCAAGATTCAAGATAATTTGAATCCGAAAGTTTGGGGTCCCGATAATCAGATCAAATCTGATATTCGGGATTCTCTTTTAGAGATATCATATCAGTTTATTGAGTTCATAGGTGTAGACATGTTTGTTAGCGATGTACATTTTACAGGGTCTCTTGCAAACTATAATTGGTCAAAATATTCTGATGTTGATCTTCACCTTATAGTTGATTATTCGCAATATCCGGAAGATAAAGTAGAACTATATAAAGAATTATTCAATCTTAAAAAGATATTATTCAATACCAAACATAATATTAAAATAAAAGGATTTGATGTTGAGGTTTATGTACAAGATATTGATGAACCTCATACCGCAACGGGTCTTTATTCAATTTTGTATGATGAATGGATTGAAAAACCAAAAAAAGTTTCCGTTAAAATAAACGACGAGAAAATTATTAAGAAAGTAAACGAATGGATGCAAACTATTGAATGCGTAATCAAAAACGCATCAAAAAAAGATTTGGATGATGCTAAAGAGTTTATAAAAAAGTATAAGGAAAAACTTAAAAAATTCAGAAAAAGTGGATTAGATAAAAAAGGAGAATTTTCTGATGAGAATTTAGTTTTCAAAGTTTTAAGAAGGAATGGATATATAGAAAAATTATTTGATTTTGAAGATAAAATGTTGGATAAATCTTTATCTATGCATGAACTAAAAATGACAAATTAATATATTGATATATTTATATAGAAATATTTCGTTATGCCAACAACAATAAGTGCCGGTACATTCACATCAAAAATTTGTTATGAGTGCCCTGATGGTTCAGGGGGTACAATTGTAACCGCAATTGATGCTCCACATCCGACCTATACAGACGGTCAAAATAATTCAATTATACAACTTGATATGGTTGTAATTGGTGGGCCTAACGGATTAAACAGCTAAAAAATTAAATAAAAATAACATGGGAGATTTAAAAGCATTAGGTAGTGAAAAATTAGATGGAATGAATAAAATCAAAAGAATCTTGGAAATTTCAAGATATAATGAAAACATTCCAAATCCTGTTAATGAAACATCCAAAGATCAGTATAGAATTACTTTAGCAGATGGTAATGAATATCAAATTGTTAAAGAAAAAACAGGTTACATTATTAAAAGAACTATTAGTGAATCTGTTGCGGAATATATTGATCCTATGAAACACAGAAAATATTATCCATCTTATTCTCAAGCTTTAAAAAGATTGAATTTGATGGCTAAAGAAACAAATACTTTATACGAAAATGAAGAAGGTATTTCTTTGTTTGAACAAAAGAAATTTGTTTTGAAAACTCCTAAACCTGCAGCGGCACCACCTCCACCGGCTGACGAAGAAGTAGAAAATGTTCCACCTCCACCACCAGCTCCACCTGCGGGAGGATCAACACCTCCACCACCACCTCCACCGGGAGGGGACATGGGAGGAGCTCCGCCGCCCCCACCGCCTCCTGATGAAGAAATGGGAGGTGAGGCGCCACCTGAAGAAGAGGAAGGAGGAGATCAATCAATGCCGGATGAAGGTGGAGACGAATCATCACCTGATCAAGAAGAAGTTGTGACTTTTAAAAGTATCCAAAAACTTGTAGGTAGATTAGGTCAAAAACTGAGAACTATAAATTCAGATGAGGAAAATCAACTTTCTTCAAAAGATGTTAAATACGTTATAAACTCTATTTTATCCGCACTTGAATTAGAAAATCTTGATGAAGACGATAAGGAACAAATTATAACCAAAATAGAAGGTGAAGAAGAAGGTAATATAGATGGTGAAGCACCTCCTGAAGAAGAAAATATGGGTATGGGTGATGAGGAAGGTATGGGTGATGAGGAAGGTATGGGAAATCAACCTGAAGAACCAACGGAAGGTTATCATGAAATGAAAGAAAGTGGTGATTTTTGGGGAAACACTGCGGCTAATATGGTCTCAAAGAAAATTACTAATAGTTTAACACCTCATGAATTTAAAGAAGAGGATGATGACGTAGATGTAACTCATTTGAAAACAATTGCTGACGGGATGTTTCTTGAACACAAAGTAGGTGATATTTTGGAAAAATATTTTGTGGAAACAAAATCTGAAAAAAAGTTCAATAAGATTATTAGTGAAAATAGAAGGGAGCAAAATAATAAAAGAAAAAGTATCTTGAACAATGAAATCAAAAGATTATCCGAATCTGTTTTACAAGAGGTTTCGGCTAGAAGATTAATGGAAAAGTTCCCTAAACTAAAATTTGTTGGTAAGTCTAATAAGAAAAATTTAGTATTTGAAAATAGTAATCTTAAACAATTTAAAATTACACCAAAAGGACAGGTAATATGAATTATTTAATATTTGTGAATAGTTTAGGTCCTAATTACAAAGGGGATAACATTTACGAATTTATATTTTCAGATACTACCAAAAATATTTGGGATGAAACGTGGAATTCTAAACCATCTTCAGGATACCCAAAACCACCTAAATTAGAGTTTATATCTAAGGTAGGGATATTGAAAAACACAAATATTGAACTTGACTTGATTCAGAATTCGGATTTTTTTAGTTTTATAGATAGTATGGATGATGTTATATCATTAGCTTGGGAAAAAGAAACTGAAGAAATTGATTTTTCAAATGTAAAAAGGTTAACATTCAGGTTTGGTCAAACAGAAAAGGAAATCAAAGATAAATTGTATGAGAGAGATTTAATTCTCCAATTTGAAAAAACAGAAGTATATGAAAACAAATAAGTTTGCAGATCTTATAAAATTTGGATTAAAACCAAATACTTTGTTGCGTTTAAGCGAATCAGATTTAGGTCAACTCCATAAGAGTTTGATCAAAAAAAATAAAAAAATAAATGCAAATGAAGCTCAAGTCACAACAAAATCAACAACAGAAAAGGTGGTGACAGCACTCAAACCGGGTGACGTTATACCAACTAATAAAGCGGGGTCCATCAAAGTTATTGATTCTAATACTTTGGAGTTGAATAATTCAGAAGTTAAAGAATCAGGTAAAAGAACAAAAAATAATCCTTTTGCAATTTGTACTGCAGAATTAGGAAAAAAATTCGGAACGACTAAAAGAAGTCAATGGACACCTTCTCAAGAAAAAAAATATGAAGCTTGTAAGGCTGAGGTTGGAGAATCTTTAAAAGAAGGAAAAAATTATTTTGATATCATTTTAGAAAGAAAAATCGTATCTTTACTTGAAACAAATTTAAGTCCGAAAATTACAAAAGGAGATTTAGTCAGATTGTTGGAAGCTAAGAAAAAACAAATAAAAAAACCTATTGGTAAAATAGCCTCTTTCGGTGTTAAGACTGAAAATAAAGAATCTGATACCAAAACTAAACCTAAAACAAAACCCGGCACAAAAACCCCCCCAAAGGAAAAACCACATGATCCTTTTAAACCTTCTCCAAGTAAACAACCAAAACCAAAGGCAAAAAAAGAAGAAAGTAATGAAGCGGTAATGGATGCCCCGGCTAAACCTAAAACATCTCCAACTACCAAACCTGGAACTAAAACTCCACCGAGAGAAAAACCACATGACCCTTTTAAACCTTCTCCAAGTAAACAACCAAAACCAAAAGCTGGAAGAAAATTACCAAGCTGGTTAACATTTAATAGCTTAGGAATTAAATTTAAAAAATAATGAAAAAAATAATCACAAGAGAACAAATGGAGTTCGGAGATTTACCCGGAGACATTAGACCTGATCCAAGTATTCAAAGAAAAGTAGAAAGAGGTGAAACTCCATATTCTAAACATCCCGCAATGCCTGAAGGGCCCAAAAATTTTGACCAAATTGTTTCATCTAAAAGATTCAAGGATGTTGTAGAAAAGTTTGCTAGATATGCCGGAAGCACTCAAGCTTTGAGAGGTAGAAACGCGTTTCAAAATTTGATGATGAGTGCAATGGGTATGATGCAAAATATTGCTATGATTGAGATGAGAAACAAAGATTATCTTGAAAGATTAGCAGTTGAACTTGTACGTCAAGAAATGGGTATTCCTGAGGGAAAGATTAATTTTGAAGCGGAATTGGTTCCTATGGGGTCATTAAGAGCCGCTAGAGATATGCAAGGTGAAGCCGAAGAATATACGGACGAAGAGATTAAGGATGCTTTTGAAGAAAACACTAGTGAATTAGAAGATTTTGTTGACGCCTTTGAGAAATTTAATATGGAGAAGGCAAAAAGAAGATTCATGAATTCACTCATTCAAGGTGCGGCTAAAAAAGGACACTATATGTTTGAGTTAGTAAGGTCTGAATTAGATACGATAAGTCCACAACTCAGTAATTTATATGGTCTTTCTATGTCAACTCTTGATTATCTTTATTGGTTATATCCGGAAGATATGGTTCAACAAATGGCTTCATCTGGTCAAGGTCAAGCCGGACAAGAAGAAGTTGATTTACAAACCGACCCCCCGACAGTAAGAGCGAAAGGTTCTAGTTTTCCTATATTAGTTCATGAGTTATTAAAAGGTGTTTATGATATTTTAGCATCGCACGGATTACCTGACGATCCAAGACAATCTGAAATGGTTCTTGGATCAGAAGATACGTTACCTGCTGAAATTTGGGATATTAGACTTGGTCCTATTTTTTGGGAAAAATTTTTGGAAGCGTTTCCTGACAAATTGTTTGAAGATGATCAGAAAATGATTAGGAATTATCTTATTTCAAGATTTTCTATGTTGACAGCCGAAGAGTTTTTAGACATTTCTAAATCAGTTTTAGCGGGAGAATCAAGAGGTTCTAAATTTATAAAAGATTTAGTTGACACAATTGTTTCGGAACTAAAACAACAAGAGTACGATCAGGCAACAGGTGAATATGATGATGAAGAGGGTGGTTTAACCACGACTGACGGCGAGGATGAAGGTCCGGATGATGACGATGATGATGATTTAGGATTCTTATCTAAATTAGGTATCAGTAGACCTAAATAACTATAATCTTTTAAAAAACAATTAAACCCCTCATTTTTGAGGGGTTTTGATATTTATAACATATGGGGCTAACAAAAGAACAATTAATTGTGGAGTATTCAAAGTGTGTAAAAAATACTCCATATGCGTTAAAAACTTACTTACAAACATACGATAATACCGTATCCCAATATGTTCCTTTGGAACTTTTTCCGGATCAGGAATCGTTGTTAGAGGATTATGAAAAGTATAATGAAAACATCGCTTTGAAATATCGTCAAGCGGGAGTATCTACAGTAACCGCGGCTTGGATATCCAAAAAGATTGCTTTTGCACAAAAGAAAAAACCGGAAAAAATTCTAATAATTGCAAATAAGTTAGATACCGCAATTGAAATGGCAAATAAGGTTCGTTCATTTACAGAACAATGGCCGAAATGGACTGGTATCGCTTTTTCAAAAGAAAAGGATTCTCAGAGACATTATAAATTGAACAATGGTTGTGAAGTTAAAGCGGTAGCAACCTCAAAAGATGCCCTTCGTGGATATACACCAACAATACTGATATTTGACGAGGCCGCGTATATTGAGGCTGATAGTGATTTCTGGGCGGCTTGTATGGCCTCTCTTTCTACCGGTGGTAAAGTTATAGTTATTTCAACACCTAATGGATTTGACCCCATATATTACGAGATATACGATCAAGCCTTGAGATCTATGAATGAATTCAAAATTTCTGAGATGTATTGGTTTAAAGATCCAAGATATACCAAAGATTTGAGACTTCTCAAAGTTGACGATTTAATTCATTATCTATTGAATAGAGAAGATTATAAAAATATTGATACTATAGATTATTCTCATCTGAGTTTTACACAAAGGAATTTTGATGAGATAAAACAGAAGATTGCGGATGGATATAAACCTACTTCAACATGGTTTGAAGGGATGGTTAAAAAATTAAAGTTTGACAAACGTAAAGTATCTCAGGAATTGGAGTGTAATTTTTTGGGATCCGGTGATAATGTATTTGATGCAAAATTAATGCAAAGTATTCATCAAAACTTCATCAAAGATCCTGAAAATAAAATGATGGGTGGGTCATTATGGATGTGGAAAGAACCGAAAGCTGATCATAAGTATATTCTTGGTATGGACGTATCAAGAGGAGATTCTGAGGATTTTACATCTATCATTATAATTGATTTTGACGAGAGAGAACAGGTCCTTGAATACCTTGGTAAGGTTCCCCCGGATGTTGCCGCCGAGATTGCTTATAAATGGGGAATGATGTATAACGCGTTCATAGTTATTGATATCACCGGAGGTATGGGTGTGTCAAGTGCAAGGAAACTTCAAGAGATGGGGTATAAGAATTTATACGTGGATAATATTGAAGCAAATAATCCTTGGAAATACAACGCGAAATTACTTGAAAAAATACCAGGCATAAACTTCAACAATAAAAGAGTTCAGATTATTGCGGCTTTTGAAGAGGCAATCAGACACGGGTTTAAAATTTATAGTCAAAGATTGTTTAATGAAATGAACACCTTCATTTACATAAACGGAAGACCAGACCATCAAAAAGGACATCACGATGACCTGATTATGGGAATATCTATGGCTGTTTATGTTGGTGAAAACTCATTTTCACAACTCAAAAAAGTTGGAGAACAAACAAAGGCCATGATTGAATCATGGACAGTAAATTCAAATGAAAATAGTAGTAAGCAAATATCATTCAACCCTGTATTACCTGCCGGACCTATCATGGGAAATCAAAGAATGAATGAACCCACTAGAAAAGATTATGAAACTTACGGGTGGTTATTTGGTGGAAGGAGATAGTATTTATTAAAAAAAAGGATATATTAAATTTATAGAATGGAACAAAATAATAAAAATATGACAATTTGGCAAAGGCTATCAACCGCTTTTGGCCCAAATTCCCTTTTGAGTCAAGATTATCCTACGTTCAGGTATGATAAAAAAGAATTACTCAAAACCACAAATAAACAAGAGTACGAGAAACAAAAATTACAGGCTCAACAGACTGTATATCTTGCCAATCAGTGGACAAAAATAGAAAATAATCTTTATGTTCAAGGAGTTTATTTTGAACCGACACGTTTGGCTTCGTATTATGATTATGAATCCATGGAATACACACCGGAGATATCTGCCGCGTTAGATATATATGCTGAAGAATCAACTACAACAAGTCAGAATGGTTATGTCTTACAAATTTATTCTGAATCAAAAAGAATTAAATCGGTGTTAGCGGACTTGTTTAATAATGCACTTGATATCAATACTAATCTTGTAATGTGGACAAGAAATACTTGTAAATATGGTGACAATTTTGTGTACCTAAAATTGGACCCTGAGAAAGGTGTTGTTGGTTGTTTGCAACTTCCTAATATTGAAATTGAAAGAGTTGAAAGAAGTATGAAGGGTAAATCAACTTTGGATAGTGGTGATTCAGAACAAAAAGCGTTGAAGTTTCATTGGAAAAATAGAGATTTAGAATTTAATACTTGGGAGATAGCACACTTTAGATTACTCGGTGATGATAGAAAATTACCTTACGGAACTTCTATGTTGGAAAAGGCAAGAAGAATTTGGAAACAGCTCCTTTTGTCAGAAGATGCTATGTTAATTTACAGAACCTCAAGAGCACCTGAAAGAAGGGTATTTAAGGTTTTTGTTGGTAATATGGATGATAAAGACGTTGAACAATACGTACAACGTGTTGCAAACAAATTCAAAAGAGATCAGGTTGTGGATCACAAAACAGGTAATGTTGATTTGAGATTTAATCAAATGGCGGTGGATCAGGATTATTTTATTCCGGTTAGAGACCCCGCACAAACTATGCCAATTGAAACTTTACCAGGAGGTACCAATCTATCTGAGATAGCAGATATTGAATACATTCAAAAGAAATTATTAACCGCTTTGAGAGTTCCAAAAGCTTTCTTAGGGTTTGAAGAAGTCACTGGAGAAGGTAAAAATTTATCTTTACAGGATATCAGGTTTGCAAGAACTATCAACAGAATCCAAAAAAATATGTTGGCGGAGTTAAATAAAATAGCCATTATACATTTATTTTTATTAGGTTTTGAAGATGAATTATCAAACTTTGTTCTCACTTTAAATAATCCATCTAGCCAAGCGGATCTATTGAAAGTGGAAGTTTGGAAAGAAAAAATTACGCTATATAAAGATGCGGTTGGAGCTATTGATGGTATTGCACCTGTTTCACAATCATGGGCGAAAAAGAATATTCTTGGATTCTCTGATGAAGAAATCAAACTTGATATACAACAACAAAGAATTGAAAAAGCGGTGGCCAAAGAACTTGAAAATACTCCTAATGTCATTATGAAAACCGGAATTTTTGATGGTGTTGATAAGTTATACGGTGTTACCTCCGGTACTACAGGTGGAGGTGAATCTATTAGTGGTGGAGAAAGTGGAGGAGGATCAAGTCCTGCAGGATTAGGAGGACCAAGTCCCGAACCTCCGGGTGGCGGGGAAGAACCAGGTGGTCCGCCTCCAGGTGGTGAATTAACACCCGAATCAAAGAAAGATAATTTGAACATTTTATTGGAAAATGATGATTTTTTAAGTGATGATTTGCTGATAGATTTATCCAAAGCTAAAAATTCTTTGGGTGAGATGGAAAAAGAATTGGAAAAACTTTTGAATAGTTAATATTTATTAATAAAATTACAATATGGAATTCGGACTATTAAAATCCAAAATAGAAAAAAAATTAGCAGATTCTTATCTGAATGAATCTTTCAAAAAAGAAATAGCTAATTTTAAAAAAATTGTTTTAAGTAATGAAAGCTTAAGTAAAGCGTTTCATATCTATAACGAACTAAATGATAATAAAAATTATTCAGACAGATTTGCTGAAGATTTTTTGGAGGAATGTATTGATCTTTATAATAGATTAGAGGTTGATGAAAAAAGTTTTTTTCTTTTAGAGAAATGGGTAAGCGATGTTAAAACTGAAAACAATTATACAGTTATAGATAAAGTTTTAAACAAAGGTTCAGTATTAATAGAAGATAGAATTAAATCTAAAACTATTATCATTGAAAAACTTAAAAAACCGAAGATTAAAAAAGAAACTATCAATATTTCTCTTTCTGAAATGGTAAATGTTGCAAATCAAAATTTAGAAAAATATCTATCTGAGTTGAATGAGTCAGATCTGAACATGATAAAGAAATATAAATCACTGAACGAATCAGATTTGAAAAAAAGATATGAGGTGATAAGTGAAATTGTTATAGAAAAATTAGATCAAATTCAGAAAAACTCAAATGAAGAAATAAAAGGTAAAATTAATGAGACTATAAATAAAATCAAAAGTCAAGATATTAATCCGCTAAATTTAGTTAAGTTAATTAGTTTGAACGAAACTTTATAAACTTTTTGATTTTAATTTTTGTCTGTAAATCGCCTTCTTTTTTTCAGTTCTTAATACTACAGATTTTTTCGTGAATTCTTTTTTATCTCTTAACAATTCGTTTTGTTTAGATTTAATGACCTTCTGTTTCAGAACTTTCAAGGCTTTTTCTAATGTTAAGTTTTTATCTAAATTTATTATAAACATTAAATAACTTTTATATATAAATATACTGAAGTTTTTTGACATGGATGTTTTATTTTCATATTTTTTTTAAAATAAACTTTATGAATATGAAAATTAATGAAAAAAGGAAAAAACTCTAAATTGACCGGACATAAATCATTCAAAATAAATTATGGCACCGTAGATTCAAAAAATTTAAAATCTGTTTATCTCACAATTCAAACATGGGCTGAACCTAAAAAAGAAATAAATTCTCCAACAAGATCCGTAAATTTTCTATCAAGACAAATCAAACATTCAATATTGGACATACTTGATAAAAACCTATTCAACGAAAAATTTATAGTTGATTTAGATCTAAGATCAAGTGGTATACAAATGGGAAAAAAATCATTCCTTAATTTAGAATGTTTTTTTTACTTGAAAGAAGAAGAAGATTTTAAATCATACAGATTGAAAAATGAAATAAAAAAAGTTTGTGATTACATCATCAAAAAAAATTTCATCACATCTGAAACTTATACATTTTCTTTAACTAAAAAGGACAAAGCATTAAGAGAAAATTGAATTAATAAACTTTTAATATATTTATATTAAAAAACAAAATGAGAATACTAGGCCCAAATGAAATAGGTAAAGGAATATTAGTTGAGTATGACGCGGGTTATATTTCCCCAACAGATAAATACAACATTGAAATAATTAAGGAATCTAAAAATTTTTTAGATTATTCCAAACCTTTTGAGTTTTATGCTGTTCTTCAAAAGTATAATACACCAAATAGAAACGGAAGAATTTATCCTGAAAAGATTCTGAAAAGGGAAGCTGATAACTATAAAAAAATTATTCAGAAAGGAACCGCTCTTTCAGAATTAAATCACCCTGAATCTTCATTAATTGATCTTGATAGAGTTTCACATATGATTAGTGACGTTTGGTGGGAAGGTAATATTTTGATGGGAAAGTTGAAATTATTAACATCTCCGGGTTTTCATGAGAGAGGTATAATTTCTTGTAAAGGGGATATCGCAGCAAACTATCTTAGACAAGGGGTTACATTAGGAATTTCATCAAGAGGTGTTGGATCACTGGCTAAGAAAGGAGATCAAAATGAAGTACAGGATGATTTTGAACTTATATGTTTTGACCTTGTGTCTTCTCCATCTACACCAGGTGCTTATTTGTTTTTGAACGCGGAAGATAGAAATAAATATGAAGAAAATTTGGAGGAAGAAAACAAGATGAAACAAAGTAGAATATCTCCTCTTGATAGTTCACAGACCGATAAGTCGCTTGATTTAATGAAAAAATTGTCTACATTTCTTGAAAAATAAATTATGGAAGAAAAGTATTTTGTAGCAAAAATTCAGTATGATTTACCGGATGAAGCAACTGGTAAAATTAAAAAAATCAGAGAAGAAAAATTAGTAAGAGGTTATTCTGTAACAGATGTTGAAGCTAAAGTTACTAAAGCTTATGAAAGTTTTAGTCAAGAATGGAGAATCACATCAGTTGCGGAAAGTAAAATTGATGAAGTGATTAACTAATAAAATTAATTTTTTTTACAAAGGAGAGTGTTAACTCTCCTTTTTTTATTATTGGAAATATTTATATGATAAATAAACCGGATATAACTTCTCTTAAGTACAAAAAAATAAAAAGATTGTACTTTTTGATAAGTTGTAATATTTATTGAAAATAATAAAATTAAATGGCAGAAAAAAAATCTTTAGTAGAAGAAACATTAATCCAAATGAAAGATTTGGAAAATGTTATTTCTGAAAACGCAAAAGGAATACTTCAATCTACAATGAAAGAAGAAATCGGAGAATTAGTAAAAGAATCATTGATGGAACAAGATGAAGAACCATCAGTTGGTTTCAAAGATGAAGAAGATGTTGAAGTTGATGTTGAAGACAATTTGGAAATGCCGGGTGATGAAGATTCAGATGAATTTGAAGTACCTACGGATACCGATGTTGATCAACCAATTGACTTAACTCAGGCTTCAGATGAAGAAATACTCAAAGTATTCAAAGGTATGGGTGAAGATGATGGTATTATTATCAAAAAAGATGGTAATATTATAGATCTTGAAGATACCGATGAAGATGTTGAGTATAAAATTCAAATGGGCGAATCAGAAGAAGAAAATTTTGATTTCTCTGAATTTCATGATGATGAAGATGATGATTATGAAATTGATCTCATGGGAAATAATGACGATGATCATAAATTTAAACCTATGGGTAAAATGAAAATGGATTCTGAAGAAACGTTCTTTGATGATGAGGATGATGAATATTCTCCGATGATTGCAAAAGAAGACATCGTCTACGAAATTGAAATGGGTGATACAAATGATTTGGAAGAATCTGAAGAAGATGGGGAATATGACCTTGAAGAATCTGAAGAAGATGGGGAATATGACCTTGAAGAATCTGAAGAAGATGGGGAATATGACCTTGAAGAATCTGAAGAAGATGAAGAAGAAATTGTTTACGAAATTGAAGTAGACGAAGACGAAAACGAAGATGATTATGGAAAAGTAGAAGAAGGTTTCAAACGCAAAAAAGGAAAACCAACTTTTAAGTACAAAACTCAATCAGGTGGTTTTGATGAACACATGAAAGAAGGTCCAAAATCCGTTGGTACGGGTAGTGCTAAAAAGTTTAAGTATTCCGATGGTGAGAACGCCGGTAGTAAATTGGGTAAGAATAAAATAGTTAAAAAGTCTGAAACAAAAGAAGCTTCAAGAACTTTAGGTGCTGGTAGATATTTTGGAAAAAAAGGATTACCAAAACCTAAAGCGGCTCCAAGACATCTTAGAGTTGAATCTAACGAAGTTGAATTAAATTTGTTAAGAGAGAAGAATGAAGAGTACAGAAAAGCTCTTAATTTATTCAGAGGCAAATTAAATGAAGTTGCAGTTTTTAATTCTAATTTGGCTTACGCAACAAGATTGTTTACCGAGCATTCAACAACTAAACAAGAAAAAATCAATATCTTAAGAAGATTTGATTCAGTTGAAACTTTAAAAGAGTCAAAATCTCTTTACAAAACAATAAAAGATGAACTTTCATCTCAAACTAGTAACAAACCTACAAAAGAGGCAATCCAAGAACAGATTGAAAGAACTCCGGCGTCAGGTTCTGCGACTAACTTAATTGAGTCAAAAACTTATGAAAATCCTCAATTTATGAGAATGAAAGACTTGATGGTCAAAATGAACATCAAAAACTAATAAACTAAAAATTAAATAAAAACAAAATGGGTGCATTATTAGAAAGTGGTCTCGTTGGTAATATTGGATTAAAACACCTTAAAGTTATCAAAGAAGACACAATTAGCAAATGGGACAAATTAGGATTCTTAGAGGGTCTTAGAGGTCACCTTAAAGAGAACGTTGCTCAGTTATATGAAAACCAAGCATCATTCTTAATCAACGAAGCTTCTGCGACAGATTCTTCTGGTTCTTTTGAAACAGTTGTATATGATCTATTTTATGAAGGTTCTGAACCAACATTAAATCCTGGTGGTCTTTTTGATTATTCTAAAGGTCAGTGGACAGCTATCACGGCTACTACTACAGTTGTTGAATGGTCAAATGGTGACTTAGTTCCAACTGATTCTCTTACAGGTGAACACAGAAAAATCCTAATCAAAATGTGCGGTTTCAACGACACTGGTTATGGTAAATTAATCGGACCTGATGGTTCTGAAATGGATACAGAAAGCTTCTTGTCAGATCTTCATGTTGTTGCAGGTACCGGATTGGATGTTGTTGCAGGTTGTGTTGATACAACTGCAAGTGCTCTTCCTTTCAGAGTTGTAACTCAGAAATATGGTAAAGGTATCGTTAATCCTAACTACGAAACAAGAACAACTGCTTGGCCTAATACAAGTGGTGGTAAATATGACGATGTTTGTAGTGTTGACGGATGTATCATTCTTGAAGTTGATCTTCAATGTCCTGTATGTGTTAACTGTGGTCAAAGTACTCCTGATGGATACAGTGGAGTTACAGTAACATCTGCAGCTTCTGCAACATCTTTCGTAGCTGTTTTCAGAAGATATGAAGAACTTGAGTTTGAAGATAAGATCGGTGAGGTTTCTTTTGATCTTGAATCAGTAACAGTTTCTGTAACTGAAAGAAAGTTAAGAGCTCAGTGGTCTCCTGAATTGGCTCAAGACGTTGCGGCTTTCCACAACATTGACGCTGAAGCTGAACTTACAGCATTACTTTCTGAGCAAGTTGCTGCTGAGATTGATAGAGAAATCTTAAGAGATCTTAGAAAAGGCGCGGCTTGGACTTTAAGATGGGATTACAACGGTTGGAAAAGACTCGGTGTTACTACATCTTACACTCAGAAAGATTGGAACCAAACTCTTATCACAGCAATCAACCAAGTATCTGCACAGATCCACAAATCAACTCTTAGAGGTGGTGCTAACTGGATCGTGGTTTCTTCTGAAATCAGTGCAATATTTGATGATTTAGAGTATTTCCACGTTTCAAACGCTTCTCCGGAGCAAGATCAGTACAACATGGGTATTGAAAGAGTAGGTACTCTTGCAGGTAGATACCAAGTATATCGTGATCCTTACTTCCCACCAAACACAGTATTGATGGGTCACAAAGGTACATCACTTCTTGATACAGGTTACATCTACGCTCCTTATGTACCTCTTCAATTAACACCTACAATGTACAATCCGTTCAACTTTACTCCTATCAAGGGTATTATGACGAGATACGCTAAGAAAATGGTTAACAACCGTTTCTACGGACGTATTCAAGTTGATGGTGTTAGAACGTTTGATTTACAAGAGTTGAGATAATATTCTCTAATCAAATAACAAAAGGGACAAGAAATTGTCCCTTTTTTTTTATTTGACATTTATTATATTGTTAGTATTTTTCTATTAAAAAATGATAAATTATTGTGAAATAGATAAGTGCCCAATAACCGGTGACGATAAAAAAATCGTTTATTTGGACTTAGGTTTAATGCCTTTGGTAAATAATTTAAATAATACAAGAGAGGATTCCCTAAATTGTGATAAATTTCCATTGGCGGTTCAAGTTTTCATGAAGAGTCAATTATCTACATTGACTATTGAAGTGGATCCCACAATTTTGTATAATCATTATTTATATAAATCAAGTGTTTCTCAACCATATATTGAACATTGTAAAGAAATGTTTTGGTTTCTGAATACGTATTTACAATTGAAAGGAGGTGACAATATTTTAGATATTGGTGGAAATGATGGAACTTTATTAAAAACTTTTCTAAGTTTTAAACCTGATTTAAATGTTTTAAATATTGATGCATCAAAAAACCTTACTATAGAATCCGAAAAAAATGGTATACCATCACTGAATCAATTTTGGAATTCAAATTTAGCTCAATCAATTGATCGTAAATTCAAATTGATAACAACAACTAACTGTTTCCAACATACTAAACCTATAGAAAGTTTCGTTCAAGGAATTTCTTTGAGCTTAGATAAATTCGGGATTTGGTGTTTAGAATTCCCATATTGGAAAAAAAGTATGGAAACAGATCAATTTGATCAAATATATCATGAACACATCTATTATTATTTAGTAGAACCATTAACTAAATTATTTGATAAATATAATTTAAGGATTATAAAAGCAGTACAATATCCTATTCACGGAGGAACAATGAGATTATTAATATCCCATAAAGGAGAGCTAGGCGAAGCTTTCCAACCTTGTGATTATAGTATTCCTCCTATATTAGAAAATGAAAAGTTTACTTTAGAGGATTATGTTAAATGGGGGGATAAAATAAAAAATAAATTTGAAAAGACTAAAGATTTTTTAGTTTCATTGAAAAATCAAGGTTATAAAATAGCCGGTTTCGGAGCGGCGGCTAAAGGTTGTGTATTTCTCAATGCCGCTCAAATTGATTATCAAATCATAGATTATGTAATTGATGATACTTATATAAAACAAAATAAATTTATCCCGGGTACTGGTATTGAAATAGTTTCAAGAGAAGAATTGAAACGCTCTCAAGTTGACTATATTTTAATTTTAGCTCATAATTTTTTAGATTATATTATAAAACTTTTGAGATATGATGGGTATGAAGGTAAATTCATTGTATTGATACCTGAAACCAAAATTTTATAGTTTTCAATATAAAACTTGATTATATTTCTTAAGTATTTTATAACCTAAATTTATTCTAGGTTCTATTTGTGGTATAGAAAAGGAAATCAGATCTTTTATCTCATATAAAATTTCGTTGTTCTCACCTTCCAATTTTATGTTTTCAAAAAAAACATATCTGTTTTTATCAAATGTGATTTTTATTTTAGAAAAGGAGGATTCAAATCCAATTAGTTCATCAATAATTCTCTCTAAATGAAGTAGATGAGGTGATAAAACTTTATTATGGAAATCATAATCCACTTTTTGTAGATATGAAAAAAGTAAATATTCTTTATATTCTGAATCTAATGGAGAATCAATGTACCAAGTTAAAGATAATAAATT